AAGCTGCTTTGCTGGACGGAGCGGGACACCATGTCGGCAGTTGGGCGGTTTATCATGGAGTTTCAGCGTAATGGACTGAAGCCGGAGGAAATTTATGCGGATGCCGGTGGATTGGGTATTCCGATGTGCGATGCGTTGTCGGAAGCAGGATGGGATGTGCATCGAGTGAACAACGGTGAACGTGCATATGACGACAGGCACTTCGCCAATCGAGGTGCTGAAATATGGTTTAAGGCGGCACGGGCCATTGAGTTGTGCGAGGTCATTTTGCCGGATGACGATTTACTGCATTCCCAACTGACGACGCGCCGGACGAAACACAACAGCAAGGGGAAGTTACAGTTGGAGCCAAAAGACCAGATGCGGAGTCGCGGACTCCCCTCCCCTGACCGTGCGGATGCGGTACTGGGAGCCATATCGTGTGGGGGCGCTGGGTCAGCATTGCAGTTGGAGCCGCGACCCAGCTTCATGGAAGCGTTGGCAGAAATGGAACCGGTTGGCATGGAGTTAGACAGTGGATTCAATGCGGGGTACTGATGGAACGGCGGCATGGTGTTGTGTTGATTGGGGAGATCCCAATAACGGTTGTTTCGTTGAGTCTCTGGACGTTTGGGCCGCATGAATCAGTAGCCATGTCCGCTTGTAGCTTTATATGAACGCGATATTGGTTTTACTCGCAAAAGTAGCCGACATGTTAGGCGCATGGTTCGGTGATCGTGAACAGAGACGTGAAGATAAAAAAACGGATCGCACCGCTGAAATACATTCCGATAACGCTGCTGCCATTGATGCTGCTTTGGACGGGATGTCGGACGGTGGATCATCCGGTGACACGGCTGACTGACGGGAATGTCAAGCGGCTGATGGAACAACCGGAATTTAGTGACGTGCAACAGTCTACCCAGACGGTAAAACGCTGGGCGCGGGAGGCGCTGCACACTGTAAATGATTTGGAGTACGAATTGAGAAATGTACGAAAGCAGAAATGACATGTATGAGGCGGTTTTGGAAAGTATCCATGACCGCGCAAAATGGGAGCGACGACAGGGACTTTATTACCAAATGCGGCATGACGGGCTGCGACGTAAGAACAAACCATTTCCTGGTGCTTCCGACTTACACTTTCCGTTAATTGACACGTCAATCGCAAAGCTAAAACCGTTTTACTACCAGCAAATAACGGGACGCGATACGTTGTGTTCGTTTGTTCCGATGCGCCAGCAACTGGCTCCGTTGACCACGGCGGTTGAGCGCTGGTTTGATTATCACATCAAGGAGAAAAGTAACTTTCAAGAGGAGGCGCTGACATGGATTGACCACATGCTGATGACCGGTCACTCCGTCATCAAGGTGTTTTGGGATGACGACAACAAGCGCTGCAAGTTTGAGGCTGTTGATCCGCTGTACTGGATAGTTCCGGAATACACGTCCAAGTTGGAAGAAGCTGATTGGATGGTGCAAATCATGCCGATGAGTGTCAGTGCGTTCATGCGGGATGAGCGGTATGATCATTCAGTGGTGGACAAGATTCGTGGTAATGGCCGCGATGAAAGTACCAACTCCACATACCGCGACAACGAGAAGTTTTTACGCGAGGGACTGACATACAGTGACGATGATAACATGGTCATTGTGTGGGAACACTGGAAGCGGGACGAGGATGGTGGTTGGATGGTTTGCACCTACTCGCCACTGATGCCGGATTACGATTTGCGTCCGGTGATGAAGCTGCCATATAGGCACGGGGATGCGCCGTTTGTTGATGCCGCTTACGAGATGAAGGACAAAGGCTGGTATTCGAGCCGTGGCATTCCGGAATTGGTAGCGCCGGAAGAAGCGTACTTGAACAAGCTGATGAACGGTAAGGCTGATTCAATTTCGTTCTACAACAGCCCAATGTTCCGCAGTGAGCGCGACATCCCGAACAGTAGCAACATACGCTTTCGACCGGGGCAAATACTGCCATACGGGTTGCAGCCGGTGGGGATGCCGCAGCCTCCAATCAGTTGGGAACAGGAGATTGTGCAGACGCGCATGATCGCTGAACAGCGCTTGGCCATGCCGGATTTTGGGATGGGTCAAATGATCAACACCCGCGAGCGCCGAACTGCCACTGAAGTAAATGCAATCGGTGGCATGATGGAGCGCAGTGTGGATTTGCGTGCGCGGATATTCCGCTTGGCGCTGGCCCGTGTGTACCGTCAGGCTTATTCGCTTTATTTGCAGTACTCACCGCAAAACTTGATGTTCCGGTATTTGGAAGATGCCACCAGCTTGCAAGCCGATGCGTTGCATGATGACTACACGATTGAGCCGAAAGGCGGTGTGGACGGCGTGGATCGTACCATGCTGATGCAGCGTGCAATCATGCGGAAACAGTTGATGGCGCAGTCACCGTGGATTGACCAAATCGAATTGGACAAATCCATACTGGAACTGGACGACCCAAGTCTGGTTAAGCGGTTGGTGCGTGATCCGCAATTCAAGGCTGCGGACGAAGCGGAGGACGAGGCGCACAACATTTCGATCATGGAGCGCGGTTACACTCCGGTTCCGAATCAAGGCGACAGCGCCGCCGAGCGCTTGCCGGTGCTGTTGGATTACATCAATCGCATGAGCCAACAGGGGCAACAGTTTGGGCCGGAAGCGCAACAGGCGTTCGTCAGCCGCATAAACACTTTATTGGAGCAGCTTGAGCAAGTTGATCCCAACTCCGCTCGACAACTCCGTAAACAACTAGATGATGCTTATTCAAGAGACACACAAGCGGGTGCTGCACCTGATGGCCAAGCCATTGCGATGGGTCAACCAGCCCAAATGGGACAAGGATGATGAAAAGGCGCTGCTTACTTTTTTCCGCACTAAAAGCGGTAAGAAACTAAAGGCATGGATGCTAAACGCAGCATTGCAACACAACGCCACGGCGACCGAGTGCAGTGGGGAGCTTGCGTGGAAAGCGGGATATGCTAATGGATTTCGTGGGGCAATTGCGACATTGGATGCGCTGATGTCCCAAACCGAAACATTGGAGCCGGACGCTGCCGATGATTTCGATTACTTGCGTCCATAACTACAGTGCTGAACTGGTGCGATCAGTACTGAACCAAAGCGCCACTACAGCGTGCAGCGTATGCGATGCATGGCTGAATTGAAGCATACAAACAAATGGCTGAAAAAGAGACGACGATGGATGAGCTTACCGCAATTGCGAAAGCGATGGATAGCGGTAAGAGCTTGGATGAGGCGAGGGAAAGTTATGTTCCAGCGCCACCGGAACCAGAAGCGGAAGCGGTAGTGGAACCGGAAACACAAGCTGATCCACCGCCGGAACCGGAACAGCCGAAACAGGATGAGTCTGCGCCGAGTGGTGCAGAAGGTTCTTTGACAGAAAAGACGGAGCAGGAGAAACCGGACGTTTCCCGCGAAGCGAAGGACATGGAGCGAAAGATGCGTTCCTGGAAATCGCTTAACGACGAAAAGGAACAGTTTCAAAAGGAGCGCGAGGAGTTTGAGCAGCAAAAAGAAAAGTGGCGTGTTCAACAGTTGTCCGAAACAAACGAAATTCGTGATGACGAGGGGTACAGTGCCAAGGACTACGATAAAGCTGCGAAGGAGTTTCGCGATGATGGTGAAGTCGATTTAGCCGTAGACGCGGAGGAAAAAGCTAACAAGCTGCGAGAGCAGGAAAGCGAAACAGCCAAAAAGCTGCAAGCTGACAAGTTTAGCAAGGACTTCCGCAGTAACTACGAACAAGCTAGGGCGACATATCCGGATTTAGCGGATCACGACAGCGAATTGTTCAAGCGAACCGAGCAAGTATTTTTGTACTATCCGGAATTGTTAGGTGACGCCGACGGGCCGCGCAAAGCTGCATGGGTCGCATCACGGGACATACTGGCATCTCAAGCCGAGTCTTTTCGAGACGAGAACCAACAACTCAAAAACGAGTTGGAGGAGTACAAGTCGAAGTTATCGATTAGCGGTTCACAACCAGCGCCACGACCAGCGAGCAAGGAGTTCATGGAAATGGATGCGGAAGCACGATTTAAAATGCTTACCGATCAAGCTGCACAAATGGACATTAATCGATAACACTGATTAGTACAGTACATTATATAACATTTAAAAATAGAAAGGTTAAGTTATGGCAGATGCAATGACACTATCCAGTGACTTGAGTTCGCAGTATCGCGAGCATTTCGAGTCCCAACTGCTTACATACGCAGTTCAAGCCACCCGCAAAGCGGAGTTTGGTCAAAAAGCACCCCTACCCAAGGGGATAGGATCGAAGCAAATTAGCTTCTTCAAGTACGGCGCACCGGACGACACAATGATAAAAGACATTACGTCGAGCGGTGATGAGGTTTTGGCAAGTACGGCTTATAACCCGATTGACGTGTTTAACACTAGCGCCAGCACTGGTGACGGTGTTCGTCAGTTGTCGCTTTCCAAGGTGACTGCTACGCTTGAGCAAATCGGACAAGTCGTGGTTATTTCGGACGTGTTGAACAATACCGAGTTTTTGAACTCGCTTGCTCAGGCAACGAAAACCAACGGCGAAGATGCTGCGCTGAAATGCGACAACATTGTTAAAGCCGAGTTGTGTAACTCGACAGTTCCAACTGGAGCCAGTGACACTGAAGGTGGTAGCACCATGTTCGCTGGTTCAAACATTAGTTTGACGAACAATGCTTCTGGCGCAAACGCCTTGCCAGTAACAGGGGCATCCGACGTGTTGGACGTTGTTACCCAGTTGCGGATTAACCGCGCTCCGGAAATCAACGGGGGTTACGTTTCTATCGCTGCGCCGCAAGTGCTTCGCGATTTAATGCGTGACGATGATTGGTTGGCTGCTGCCACACGTTCCAACGTAGGCGCATTGTACAACGGTGAAGTTGGTTCGCTGTATGGCGTCCGCTTTGTGGAAGACACAAATCCGTTTAGGTGCGGAGGTGGTGCTGATGGCGCTATTAATAACGTCAATAACATTGACACTGAAGACAGTGAAGGTGTTGCGTTTTGCACGTTCTTTTTAGGCGGCGAAGCGTTCGGTGTTCCAGCGTTAAGCGGTGACAGTCCAATGAGTCCGTCCATTCAGATTGTGGATACTCCGGACAAAAAAGACCCGCTGAACCAAGTGGTCACGGTTGGTTTCAAGACCATGTACACAGCCAAGCGGCTAACTGATGCATACTTCATGCGTTTGTTTAGTACTGCTGGCTTCTCCGGTCTGTAATTCATCATGGGATGGGGTGGCTTGCGTGCTGCCCCATCCCACTTATTTTTAACAAGTGCCGGTTTACGAATATCAATCCGATACGGGTAAAGTGATCGAACTGGAACGTCCAATCACTGAACGCGACAACGCGCCTGACGGCTATACGCGTGTCGATTTTCCGAGTCGAATCAGTGTGCCGAATGGTGCAATGGACGAAAATGGAATGAACAAGGAGACAATACGCAGGGGTTACTACAACCAGGAAATCAAACTGGGAAGCCGGTGGCGATCCAAGCATTCAGTAAAATCCATAAAAAAAGCGTGGGAAATTTAAAATGAGTTATCAAAACGAAAGATTCAGAAGTTTCGACAGTGTAACGCAGCGTATTGTTGCCGTTAGCGGAACTGCCGCTGATGTAGTGACCAGTGCGCCGCATCATTTGACTGTACAGAATTTAGGCACAACACCGGTTTACTTGAAGCTGGGAGCCACTGCCACAGCCAGCACTGGTGGATTCAGCTATATATTAGCTGGCGGCGGTGCTGCAAACGATGGAACCGGCGCATTAGCAAACATAAGCGGATACGTCGGAACCATCAGCGTCATCACAGCAAGCGGCACATCAAATGTCGTAGTTAGCAACGGTTAAAAATGAGCGCATCAATTTCATCATCGGGTTTTATCAAAAGCGCTGGCGTCACTGTCGAAAACGAACCGATCATCAAGTCCGATGGCGTCGGCGCAGTAACGCAATGGGACAACAGTAACCAAGACGCTGGCAAGGGTATTTACTTTGTCGAAGGTGGTAGTGCCGGTGATCCGTTGCGGTTGGGTATCGGAGTCGCTGCGCCGCCTCATCCACTCAGCATTTTTGGCACGGGTGCAGGAAAGGCAACAATACAAATAGAAGGTGAGGGTGGTGCTGATCCGACAATCAATTTTTTAACTAACAACACAACGCATTGGGCGCTTGGCGTTGATGATTCCGACAGCGACAATTTTAAAATTGTTCAGCATTCAGCTATTGGCTCAACGAACAATTTTCTCACCATAGACTCCAGCGGAACCGTTAAAGTCGGAAGCGCACACGCTAGTGAAGACCAAACTTCATCGCTAATTATTTCAAAAGCTATAGATAGTTCGGGAACTTACGACTACATCACGCTGGCCGACACTTCCAATAACGGAACAGAAAAACTCCGACTGCTTTTCAAAGGTCGCTACGCCACCGGCTCACACGCGAACGGCCAAGAGGCGGCATACATAAGCTGCAACCGCGATGCTGGCTCAGACGGTTATGGATTGTCTTTTGGAACCGGTGATGCCGCTGATGCTGTTGACCGCTTAACTATATCGCGTTCCGGCGCAGTCACCATCTCGTCTGGATTACTCACAGTTGGTTCACTTGAATTTGGTCACGGTTTAGGTGGTGCTACAACAAACACCGCATTTGGAACAAACGCTTTAGATTCATCACACGCGGGTTGTATTCATAACACAGCCATTGGTAATGCAGCGTTAACAGCACTTGATAATGGACTTGGCGACTACAATACGGTTGTCGGTTCATTGTCAACAGATGCACTTGAAAATGGCGCGAGAAACAGCACGTTAGGCTATGGGACATTGTCGCAAAGTACAGCAGGTAATGACAACGTAGCAGTTGGTTATTTATCCTTGTTGAATTTCACTGGATCAGACGCAACTGCCGTTGGTAGTGGTGCAGCAGATGCAGCGACATCAGCTTCTAACCTACTAGCTGTTGGTAAGGATGCGTTGGGGGAATTGACTACTGGCACGCAAAACCTAGCCGTAGGAGGTGAATCGTTTGGGCGTGCGCTTACCACAGGCAGTTACAACACCGGACTCGGCTTCAATGCCGGACTCGCGTCAGTTGGTAGTCGAAATACGTATTTAGGAAACAAAGCTGGCCAATATAATGGCGCAGGAATTGATTCAGTAGCTATTGGTTATAACGCATTAGGCAGTGAAGTTTTATCAATTTCATGCACGACTCAAGCAGGGGGAATAGCCAATCGAGTTTCAGTTGCAAGCAACACAACTATTGCGGCTGGCCAAGTCATCACTGGTGACAACATACCCGCTGGCACAACTGTTGTTTCCGCTGTCACGGGATCGTTTGGTGTTGATTTAACTGTTTTTACGATTAGCGAAGACGCAACGGCGGCATCAACCACGAATCGCTTTTTTTACAAAGGAACCGGCAGCTACAACATAGCGATTGGTAGCAACGCCTTGGACAAAATTACTACCGCTACGCAAAATGTATCAATAGGATACAATTCTTTAACTAATTTAATAACTGGTGACTACAACACTGTTGTTGGTCACAGCGCTGGTCAAGACGTAACAGGCGACAGCAACGTGCTACTTGGTCGTTATGCTGGATATGACGCTACTTCAATTGATGATTGTGTTGCGATTGGTCGTGATGCTTTGCGAGGCGACGGCGCAACTGCACCAACTGGCGGCTTCAACATTGC